TATTAACTAACTCAATTTGAGAGGATAAAGCGATGGCATTTCAAGTATCACCAGGCGTTCAGTTCAAAGAAATTGACGCAACGAACGTCGTACCGGCAGTCTCATCTTCAATAGGTGGATTTGCTGGCAGCTTTAATTGGGGTCCAGTGGAAGAACTCAGAACAGTCTCATCTGAAGACGAATTGGCTTCTGTTTTCGGAACACCAGATCACAATACGGCTAAATACTTCTTGACAGCATCATCTTTTCTAAAATATGGTAGTTCACTTAAAGTAGCTAGAGTAGGCACAGGCCTGTTAAATGCAGCATCAGTAGATGATGAGGCAGGAGCAGGTACACCTGAACTTATTAAAAATGAAACAGACTACGCAGGTAAGTCAGCCCTTGATGGGGTATGGTTTGCTAAGTATGCTGGAGCATTAGGTAATAGTTTAAAGGTTGAAGTCTGTTCTGCAGGTGGTGGATTTTCTGGTTGGGCTCACAAAGGTAACTTTGCTGAGGCTCCTGGAACATCTCCATATGCGGCAGCAATAGAGTCGGGCTCTGCAGATGAACTTCATATTGTAGTAATTGATGAAGATGGTTTATTTTCTGGAACAAAGGGTGAAGTATTAGAATCATTTGGATTCTTATCACAGGCACTCGATGCGAAAGATATTAATGGTAAAGCATTATACTATAAAGAAGTAATTAATAATCAATCAAACTATATTTGGTTTGGAGAACATGATGATGTATTCTCTGAAGCTGGTCAAACAGTTTCTGCAGCAGGTACAGCATTTGCCTCACCAAATGCAGTTAAAACATACTCACTTACTGGCGGATCCGATGCAACATCTGTTGCTCACGGTGACATTACAGGCGGTTTGGATTTATTCGCAGATGTAGATACAGTTGATGTATCTTTACTATTTGCATATCCAGATGCTAATGGCCAAGATAATATTGGTGACAAACTAATAGAAATTTGTGAGGGAAGAAAAGATTGTATGGCATTTATTTCGCCACCAATCGAAGATTCAGTAAACGCAAGTACTCCAGTGACTGACGTACTCGCATATGAAAGTACGCTCACCGCGTCATCATACGCTTCACTTGATTCAAGTGCAGTATATGTTTATGACAAATACAATGATGTATATCGTTGGATTGGTGCAGCAGGTTTATGTGCAGGTTTATGTGCTAATACAGATCAAGTGGCTGACGCATGGTTCTCACCAGCAGGTGTGAATAGAGGTCAACTACTAGGTGTTGCAAAACTAGCATATAACCCAACATCATCACAAAGAGATGAACTTTATGTAGGTAAAGTAAATCCTTTAGTATCTTTCCCAGGACAAGGTACAATGTTGTTTGGAGACAAAACACTGGCAGGAAGAGCTTCTGCATTTGATAGAATCAATGTAAGAAGATTATTCATCGTATTAGAAAAAGCAATTAGTACTGCTGCAAAAGCACAACTATTTGAATTTAACGATGAATTCACAAGAGCTCAATTCAGGAACTTAGTGGAACCATTTTTGAGAGATGTAAAAGGTCGAAGAGGTTGCGAAGACTTTAGAGTTGTATGTGACACATCTAATAACACATCAGCAGTTGTTGATGGTAATAAGTTTGTGGCAGATATATTCATTAAGCCTTCAAGATCAATCAACTTCATTACTTTAAACTTTGTAGCAACAAGATCCGGGGTAGCATTCTCCGAGATCGCAGGTAATTAATAGGAGACAGACATGGCAATTTTAGGTATTGATGATTTTAAATCAAGACTAACTGGCGGTGGTGCTCGTGCGAATATGTTCAAGGCGACCTTGAACTTTCCAGGGTATGCTGGTGGTGATGTCGAACTATCGTCTTTCTTGTGTAAGGCTGCTCAATTACCTTCATCGGTTTTAGCTCCTGTGGAGATTCCTTTTAGAGGAAGAAAACTGATTATGGCTGGAGACAGAACATTTGAACCATGGAATATTACCGTGATCAATGACACTGACTTTAAAGTAAGAGACGCTTTCGAAAGATGGTCAAATGGTATTAACCAACATAACGCAAATGTTGGTTTGGCCAACCCTAATGATTATATGGCAGATATGATTGTTGAACAATTAGATAAAGAAGGTAACGCTGTTAAAGAATATACTTTCAGAGGAACTTTCCCAACTAATATCTCTGCAATTGATCTTTCTTATGAAAATGAGAATCAGATTGAAGAGTTCACAGTTGAACTGCAAGTACAATATTGGGAATCAAATACAACTTCATAATGAAGTTATAAATAGTATTGGAAGAGGGACTTCAAAAGAGCTTCACGAAGCTCGGTCCCTTGGACAATATTATACGAGGTTAGAATATGGCAGAAAATAACGGACTAAATTTATTTGGTTTCGAGATTAAGAGAAAAGGCAAAAGTGAAGAGCCAATTAGACCATCATTTGTTCCAAATACAGATGAAGATGGTGCTGGCGTCATCCAAGCAGGTGGCCACTTTGGTGCATATCTTGATTTAGATGGAGATAAAGCCAAATCCGAGATAGATTTAATATACAAGTATAGAGATATTGCGACACAGCCAGAGTGTGATGCCGCTATTGAAGAT